TAGCAATAGCAGCACCGGCAGCCGTAGTTCTCAATAGTTTCATAGCTGTAATTAAAGTACCAATTGCAGTTACAAATGTTGCAATTTTATTTGCTACAAAAACTACCCCAATAATTCCAGCAAGCAATACCAACTCATCTTTAATGCTAATAACAAATTTCAAAGTTTTCTTTAATTGCTCACCGAATTCATAAGCACCCCTTGTTGCATCAGTGACACCAGCGGTAACGCTGTCTTGACCCGTTAAACCCGCAGCCAAAGCCTGAACATTTGGCACTACTGTTATTAATAAGTAATCAGCAAAATCCTTCATAATTGGAAGCAAAGCATTTCCAATTTGTTCTTTTGTTTCAGAAAATGCAATCTCTAATTGCCTCATCTTAAATTCAGCGTTTGTGGACTCATTTTCTATAAATCCACCAAATGTTTTTTGTAAATCACCAACAATTGAATCGAAATCTTTCACAACCGATTTAGTGCTTGTTGTGCTTTGCCCAATTTTATCTTGAGCCTGAGATAATGCTAAAGAGGCTTTTATAGTTGCATCGGCAGTTGGCCCATATTTTTTTAAAGCCAAATCATAATTTAATTGCGCTCTTTCCGCAGCAGCTACGGCAGCCGAGTTGTCTTTTGTTACTGTTATATTTTCTTTTGTTTGTATGCCTAGTTTCTGTAAAGCAGTTACATTTCCATCGTATGCCCTACCCAAAGCATTTGCAATGGTTTCTAAAGGTTTACCTGTAGAAAGGCTTATGTTTTGAGCGAGAGTTAATAATTTTTGAGCTTCAGTAACATCTTTAGTTGATCTAATTAAACGGCTTAATGCTGGTCTTAAAACATCATCTGTAGTTGCGGTGGCAATTGATTGTTTAGTGATATAAGTATCGATTGCAGCAATTTGATCCTCTGTGGCTTTAGTGTTAGATCGAATTGTTTGTTCTAATGTCTTACGACTTTTTTCATCCTCTGCTGCTGCCTTAACAGCTGAAACGGCAAATGCTGCTGCTGCTGCGCCAACTGCTGCAAATGCCAATGCTGCTTTTTTGCCAAACTCACTAATTTTATCTGCGCTAGATTCAACAGAATTATTGGCTTCACCTAAACTCTTTTTTAATTCATCAACATCGGCAAGGATGGATAATTTGAGGGTTCTATTACCGGTTGCCATTAGACCCATTCCTTAATAATTCGATTGAAAGCCTGTTCCCATTTGTTAATCAATTCAGGCTGAATTTTGCGAAGGGTTGGATAGATAAACCAACCTCTTGAACCTCTGCCTTGCCGTCCTGAATATGTAGGGAACTGCTTGAACTTATTAGATCCAAACTCAACTCCACCCCATAGGGTTTGCGTTGTAGCCCCACCTGAAAATTTTTGTCGTGCGAAACCATAACGGAACTCACCGATTTTGCTTGACTTGGAAATGCTAACGCCATCTGCGACTCTTTGCGCAACTGCGCCAGCCTTTGTTCGACCTCTAGCTGCTTGTTTAATTTCCTCTGATGCAAAATACGCCAAAGCAGCAGATTGAGTTCTTGCTTCCTCTGTTGCTTGGTCATCCATAAGTTTGAAAGCCTTGTATAAATCACGCAGATCGGATTTGTTGTAAGCAATGGTTTCATTTGCCATGCCTCTCCTCCAATATCTCGATCGCTGTTAAAATATCATCGGCATCAACCCATTCGCTCATTGGTATCTGTGTGGCTATTGCCAACTGAACCAATAATCTGTTTAGGCTTCCGACTGGGTGTCTTTTGGGTTTGCATCACCGACAATTACATCGACAACAGTTTCCATCCAAGCTTCATAAGGTTTAACTGGTTTGCCGGCGTTTTCTCGCTTGTGTGCGTGATATGCCAAAAACATTAAATCGGCAATGCCCATCTTTTCAGATGCTTGACCAATAATGTTGCCAGTTGCCTTTTCCCATTTTGCCCACTCAGGTGGTTGGGCTACATAAGTGGCTTGCTCACCTGAGTTATATTCAATTGTAATTGGTAACTTCATTTGTTTGCTCCCGTTTGTTTATTGATTAAAAGGTTTCTGTTGGTACTCCGATAACTTGGAATGACAGAGAAACAGTTTGTGCATCTGGTGCAGTTCCACCAGCTGATGGCCACATTGGCAATACTTGGAAAGTAAAGACTGCGCCGGATGTAGCTGTAAAAACTGTGTTGATTGCTGTGTCTGGTGCTGATTCGGCAACGCCCCATAGGATCTCACAAAGTGATCCAGTTGCGCCCCAATCGGCTAACATTTCAACTTCAAAGGTGAAGTTATTATCAGTTACCTTAAAGACTTTTCCGTCTAGTGTCTGATAAGTCTGACGATCCATCTCGCCAGTAAGTGTTGCTGTTGTTGCTTGTGCATCGAAATTATTACCGCCAATAGTGAAGGTAATATCTCGACCGGTAATAACTGTCGTTGGCATTTTTCTCCTTAGATTGTTCTCTGGTAATAGGTGCTAACTCTAACATCTGCAATAAGCAAAGTTGATGCTCCTACTTGTGTAACTGTTGGTCTTTCAACCGAACTGACAATGTAGCCTGCTGGAATAACTGCCAGAACACTAATTACTAACTGCTCGATATTGTCGAGTGATGCAGGATTGCTATTATAGGCAACTGCAACTGTGATGGTCATATTGACCTTAGCGCGAATGTTTGATTTGCTGATTGTTTCGAATTCTAGGTATGGTGAATCCGGCACAACTACAACAGCTGGCGGGATTACTGTTTCAGGCACAAATGAATAAACATTACCGGCAACGCTAGATAATGCAGTTGCTAAAGGTGTGCGAACCTGTTCAAGGATTGTTTGGTTAGGCATTATTGACAGATACCTTCAACATCTACATAAGGCCCGAGAATTCCAATTACGCGTGAGTATAAACTGCGACCCATTCTGTAAGGTGTCGCTGTAAAGTCAACGCCTTCTATTTGTCCACCTGCTGCAACTCTTGATTGAAATACTTCAACTGAAATGACAAGTACTGCTGATTTAACTGATTGATTTCCAACATAAGTTGATGCGCCTGTTAATGTGGCACTTCCGCTTGGAATGACATTTGCTTCAATAATATCTGCGTTTGTAATACTAGCTGAAAAAGTATAGTCGCCAAGATTATCTGCTAATACTGTGCGAGTTCCGTTATATGGACTCAAGCAACCAGCAATAACTACCGATTGGCCTTCGGTAAATTCATGCACGCCAACAGTTGTAAATGTGGCAACATTATCTTGTAAAACTGTTTTTTGAACTGCGCTCTTAAATGTAACTAACATTGGCAGAATTGTGTTTTCTGCTGTGTCAATAATTCCGTCTAAATAAGCATCGTTATACAAGGATGATGACACACCAAGCACAGATCTCAACTCGGTGGCTGTAATTATACTTGGCATGTCATCTCCTTACTCCCATTAATGGATGCCTGAGATCGGGAGCAACCCCAGGCACTCAGTTAAATTAAGCTACTTCTAAGTAACGGAATGCAGTTGGGAATCGGTTAACTACGGCTACATAACCATATAGACCGATCTCAATGCGACCATTAGCAACCAAGTTAGCACGAAGTTCAATTGTGCCACTCTCATGGAATCGCATAGCTGCTGATGGATAAACTAATCCATACTTAGCACCTGCGTTGTTGCCTGTGTAGTTAGGATCTACAACTAAATTCAATCCTGCGATTGTTCCATTTGTTGAACCCTGTGTTACTAAGCCAGCTGCGTTTTGTGGAGCTGCTGCTGCGAATAGTGGACGACCATCTGCAACTTCGCCAAGTAGTCCAGCGAAATCGATGCCATCCTCTCCACCTGAAGGTGCAACCAATAGGTTGTTTGGTGTAAAGCGCATAACGCCATATGAATCTGCAATTCCATCAACAATGGATTTGTAAATAGATGATCCAGTTGAACCAATTGAGTTTTGTGCTGCAATGTTTGCTGCATAAGCATCTGTCTTTTGTGCATAAGATGCTGCTAACTCACGAACTAATAGATCAGCGAAAGATGGGTCTGAACGATCAAACAATTCAACATTTACTACATTTGCACCAGCAAACTTAACAATGTTGTCCTCTTGGAAAGTTACAACTGTGTCAGTTGATGAAAACTCAACACCCTCAGCAGTTTGAGCAACAGTCGCTTGAGTTCCTAGCTTTGGAGTGAAAATTTTCATTCCTGATGCTGGAAGTGGAGCGCGCTCGATTGAATCAATAAATGGACGAGATGAATCGATAACTCCGATAACATCGCGTAGGTAGTTAGGTGGAACCATTCCTGTATTCTCAGAAACAGTTGCAATTTGTAATGCTGCTACTAAATCGCGAGCATCGGTGTCGCCACCTAGTGCTTTGATTTGTGCATTTAGATACTGTCCTGCTGTAACATTTGTGTCAACGCGTGGCTTTGTGTATGCCATGTATTGAGCAGTTACAACTGGAGCTTGTGCCGCTTCTACCGCTTCGGTCGCGATAGGAGCTTCAGAATTAATCTCTGACACTTTGTTCTCCTCTGTTGTTGTATCCTCAGCGGCTGCTTCGGAATTCTCTGGTGTTTCACTAGCTGCAACTTCCGCGACCCTTGCGCTATCAATTGCAGGATCTGTAACAAGTGAAACTTCTTGAAGTGTGCTTGATTTAATTCTTAGCACGCCTTCCTCATTTTTCCATTCATTAATTTTTACTCCGACGGAAAATCCATCACGAAGCCCGGTAGCAGCTTCCTCTAATGCGTCATCGGCTCTAAATGTTTTAGCCAAACGAAATGTGGCTTCCAAACCTGTATCGGTAGCAGTAATATCAACTAACTTACCTAACGGCTTTGTTGTTTGATGCTCAAGCAATAATTTTACAGGCTTTGAGAAATCAATTGAATCTTTTTCAAATACAGTTAATCCTGCACTTGTTGATCCTTGCTCATCCCATGTAACGATCTTTCCTGAGATTGTGCGCTTGTTAGTATCAGCAGCAGTTATCTCTATTGGGAAACTAATTTTCATCGTATTAGGTCTTCTTCCTCTTGGATTTGCTCAACGCTCATCGCGCCAATGCGGTTTAGGATTTCATAAACTTGCGCTCGCTCTAATGCTGAACCACGCAAGAAATCGTCAATGTCGAATCTGGTTTCAATTCCGTTCGGGCAAAAATCCGCAGCGGAAAGTCTTTGCTCAATGGCGGTCAAGATTGGTCGTAGTGAGAAATCAATTAATGCTTTACGCTCTGCTGTCATGTTTGAATAAGTCATGCTTGTAGTTTCAGCAGATACGAATGATGCTGGAATACCGGATGCTCTGGCAATTTCTAGAGCTAAGTATTGACGAGCTTCATTGAGTTGAAGTTTGGCAGGGTCAAATCCTAAAGCCTGTAATTCAACATCGGCATTTAAAAATGCTGTTGATCTTGTTGATCTTGATATTTTCCATGACTCTAACAACTTCGTAATTCGCTCTGGAGTTAAATTTGTGCCATTTGACTTTAACACCATTTGTGGCATAGGCTCTTTTGCATACATTTCAGCAGCTTGCTCTAATGATGCAGCAGCTTTGATTGTGCGACCTGCTCGATTAAGTATTCCTTCATCTAATCCGTTAAATACAATTAGCGAACCTAATCCGTATGGTGGCACTCGCTTGCCATCAACTGTGTAATACTCAATTTCTGTTGAGTTACCATTTAATGAAGCAAATACTCGACCCGGAGCAATTCTTGTCCATGCTCTAATTCTTGAAGCATCTGTGGCTGCATAAGCATCCATTACCATTCCATAACCAACGCCATAAAGTAAAAGATCCTCAGCGATCCATGAATAAATTGCTGATCCTGCAACTCTTGGATCTGGTTGCATAATTACTCGGTTTGGTCTTATGTGTTCATTTGTAAAATGATTATATTGTTCAATTGGTAAAGATCCGACTGTTGAACAAATTATATTTCTTGCACGCGCTCCGGCAGGTATCGCCATGTATTGTTCACGCGTTGCAGTTGTAGTTCCAAATAAAATTCCGCCAACTAATTGTTGAGCGTTGTAAGGTGAGAGTGATGCAGCTACATCAACTGGATTTTCTTGCGTTGCTCTAAATCTATCAAATAATCCCATTAGCATATAATATACCATAAAGTCAACAAATTACGCTATTTGAATATCAACTTCCGTTTCTACCTGTGTTGCAAAATAGGTTGCTAAAGCAGATGCCACAGCTGCACAAACTGCGACTCTACTTGCTCTCCTACCGATGATCCATGACCCATCCCCATAGGGCAGTTTCGCAGCGGATAGTGTTTGCTGAGTCAATTCCTCTTGACCCCCATGCTGTAATCGATGGGAATTGATTGCGCCTAACCACCGATCGCAACTTTCAGCATATATCGCCCCATCCATATCTGTAATGGGAATTCCAGCAGGAACTAACCGACTTGCGACGGCTTGTGCAGTCCTTTTGGAATAAGCGACAGTCTGAACATTATATTTTCTAACATACGGAGCAATATCGTTTGCAACCGCTAAATCGTTAATTGAATAATCATTTGACCAAGTATGAAGTAAAACTAAATTAAACTTTTCGCCCGGTAGTTTTTGAGTAGCAGTTAAAGCTGCAAATTTACGATCCGGACTAAGATCTAATCCAAACCAAGTTGGCTTGTCAGGGTCTAATGGTATTGGGTCAGTTCTGCACATTTCCCATTTCTGTGCATCAATAGCAGAATTGATTGTATCTACCCATTGGGCTAAAACTTCAGTTCTAACAATATCAGGTGGATCATTTATTACGGCACGAAGATTATCTGGGTGGATCGTTATGCCTAGTGATGGGTTGGCTTGAGCAAATGCAGGCCAGTTGATATCGCCAGTTGACGGATCTAGAATTGGCGCATCTGGTTCAGCACTCCACTCAAACCAACCAATCGGATCGTTGGTCGTAGCTGAAGCCAACGCCCTCTCGCGTAATTTGTTGAGGATTACAGAAT